GATCAACCTGTTATCCAAGGGCAAAGCCGGCGTCGAGGAACTCATCAAGGAACAACGCGCACTCGGCGTCATCACGCAGCAAGACGCGGAGAAAGCCGGCAAGCTCGATGCCGAAATGAAAAAATGGAACGCGACATGGGCGACGACGAAACGCGAAGTCGCGATGACTCTCATCCCGTCGCTAACGTGGTTTTTCGACAAGCTCCGCGCCATCGTCGTTTGGATGACCGAACACAAAACCGTCGTGTTGACGTTTTTCGGCGCGATTGCCGCGATGCTCGTCGGCGTGTATGGCCCGGCCGCGTTGAGCGCCGCCGCCGCGACTTGGGCTCTCATCGCACCGTACGTTGCGGTCGGTGCTGCAATCGGAGCCGTGGCCGCCGTCATCGCGCTAGTCGCGGAGGATCTTTATAATTTCATGGAGGGCAACGATTCGGTCATCGGCGAGATCGCTAAAAAATGGCCGTTCGTTGGCGAGGCGATTCGAGACGTAGGGCAGGCGTTGGCGTGGTTGATCGCGTTCGTCGCCGCGTTCGCGTCCTCGTTCATGACGCTTATCACCGATGGACCGCAAGCGGCAATCGAAAATTTCGATGCTGCGATTCGTTTCCTCATCGACGATATCTCCGCCAAGTTCCCGATTGTCGGCGAGGTGTTCGACGCCGTAACCGGGGGCATGGCATCCGGCATCGAAGCGGTCGTTAAAATTTGGCAATGGCTCATCGACAAGGTGTCGGCCGGCATCGAGCTATTCACGCGCGGGATTAACGTCGTGAGGGGTCTCCACGGGGCCGGCGCTCGGTTGCTCGGTTTCAGCTATGCCGAGGAGCCGGCCCCGGCCGCGCCCGGCCGTCCTCCGGCTGCGCCTGCGCCCGCTACGGCTCCCGGCGCGGCCACGACTGCGGCCGGGAGGACGGCCGGGCCGCCTGCGCGCGCTGCGGCGGTCCCTGCGCCTGTTGCGGGGGCTCCCCGGCGTGCGCTCCTCGACACCCGGACGGCGGAGGTCATCCCGGCCGAGACGCGCCGGCCGAGGGCGGTCGGTGGATCCACGCCCGAGGGGGCGGCAACCCGGGCGGGCGTGGAGGCCGGGCGGCAACAACTGGCGATCACCTCGTCGCCCATCGTGGCGCAATCCTCTAGCTCGATCACGAACTCAACGACGAACCGCACCTCGACGAAACAAACCGACGTGAAAATCGACCGGATCGAGGTAACGACGCAGGCAACCGACGGGCCGTCGGTTGCGAGCGCGTTGTCGGATCACCTCGGGACGCAGTTGCGCGGCGCGATCGATCAAAACGACGACGGGGTACTAGCGTGAGCGAGTTCGACACCACGGCGGCCGATATCGTCGGAGTGTTCGACTCCGACTTTAATCAAGTGTTCCCGGCCGGTCGGCCGATCAAAGCGACGGTCAAGGAATCGGCAAAGGGAATGGAACACCCCGTGGAGAATGGATCCACGATCACCGATCACCGCGTCATCGAGCCGACCGAAATCGAGCTAACGCTCCTCCTCGTGGGCGAGGAGTATCCGGACACGTACGGGCGCATCAAGGCGCTATTTTTGAAAACCGATCTCCTCATCGTGCAAACGAAAACGGGCTCATACCCCGACATGATGATCGTTGAAATGCCGCACGACGAAACGCCCGACGTGTTCGACGGCGTGCCGATGGCGCTCAAGCTGCGCGAGGTGCAACTCGTAACCGCGCAGTTTCAAGCATTGCCCCCGGCGTCGGTGCAGCCCGGCGCGGGCAAGCGCAACGCCTCCACGGTGAAGCGAGGCGAGCAAACCGGCAAGACCGAAACCGCGTCGGAGTCCGGGGGCAAGAAAAAATCGTCCGTCCTCTACGATCTCATTTACGGGAAGGATGACTAATGTCCGAAATCATTCCGCTTGACCCGATTCCGAATCAGTCGATCACGATTCGGCTAGAGGGCCGTCGTTACCTCATCACCGTTAAAGAGATCGGCGGCATGATGTGCGTCACCATCGAGCGCGACAACGTGGTACTCGTGGACATGGTGCGAGCCGTGGCCGGCTACCCCCTGTTGCCGTATCCGTACCTCGCGCGCGATGAGGGCAATTTCATTTTCACGCATACGGATCCCGGCGCGTTCCCCTATTACGAGGACTTCGGGACGAAATCCCTCCTCGTGTATTCGACCGCCGCCGAGATCGCAGCGGACGCCGCCGGCTAATGGGGAGCATCGACCAACGCATCGTGCGAGTCGGCGTCGAGATCAACGGCGAATTGCGCGTATATGAAAACCTGTACGTCACCGCGAGCGGGACGAAGTTCGCGAACCCGTTGCAAAACGAATGCGAGATCAAGATCGCGAACCTCGCCAAAGACGTTCGCGATTACCTGTTGACCGAAACGTCGCCATTCAACGCGAACAAGACGCCGAAGCGGATCATTATCGACGCCGGACGCGTTTCGACCGGAACGTTCCGGCTCTATGAGGGCGACATTACCGAGTGCATTCCGTCGCAAGCGCCCGACATAGTGCTAACGATGAAAGCAAAGACCGGGCAGTTCAGCAAAGGCAAGGTCGTCGCCGTGTCGCAGGCTCCGCAAGTTGCCTTGTCTCGCATCGCGAAGGATATCGCCGCGTCGCTGGCGTTAACCCTCGTGTTCGAGGCCAAGGACAAGAATATCTCGAACTACTCGTTTTCGGGCGCGGCGCTCAAGCAAGTGGAAAAACTGTCCGAAGCCGGGCAGGTTAACGCATACATCGACGACAAAAATCTCGTCGTCAAGGATTACAACGTTCCGCTGCGCGGCGTGTCGCACGTGTTGAGCGCCGCAACCGGAATGGTCGGAATCCCCGAAACGACCGAGCAAGGGATCAAGGTTAAATATCTCCTCGATCCGAAAACGAAGCTCGGCGGGCAACTCACCGTCGAAAGCGAGATCAACAAGGCGCTTTCTGGCGATTACGTCATTTATAAATTGTCGTTCGACATTTCGTCGCGCGACACGGCGTTTTATTGGATTGCCGAATGTAAGCGCAAGGGGGCGAAGTGAGCGAGGGCAATATCCCGAGCAAAGATCCGGCCGACGAGGGTTCGTTGAGCGGCGCGTTCCGGCAAATCTTTAAAAAGCTGTTGCAGTCAACCGACGGAATGCTCCCGGCGAAAGTCATTTCCTACGACCGCGCGGCCAACGTCGCGACGGTGCAACCCGTGATTGCCATCCTGACGACCGACGGCAATCGCGTCGAACGCGCGTCGATTGCGCGCGTGCCCGTGTTGGCGCTCGGCGGCGGCGGCTTCGTCCTCAACTTCCCATTGCAGCCCGGCGACTTGGGTTGGATCGAAGCGAGCGACCGGGATATTTCCCTCTACATGCAATCGCTCGGCGACTCGCAACCGAATACGTTCCGCCTTCACTCGTTCGAGGACGGTCGTTTTATTCCCGACATGATGCGCAATTTCGACGTGTCGGATGCGGAGGGGATGGTTATCCAATCCGCCGACGGCGCAGTTCGTATCGAGTTGACCGCCGACACTATCCGGATGCGCGCGCCGAATCTCGTCGGCGAGTTCGGGACGATCAATTTCGAGGGGCCGACGACTTTCGTCAATGAGGTGACGTTTCAAGCGCATACAACGCACGAGGCGGGCGCGGAAATTGGCGGCATCGAATTCGGCACTCACAAACATACCGGCGTCACGACTGGCGGCGGCACTTCCGGAGGCCCGACCTCATGACACAAACACTCGCGACCGACTCGCGAAACGATCTCGTCCTCGACCGCATCGGCCGCGTCATGATGCTTTCGGGTGCCGATGCCGTGGCCGCCAACTGCCGAACCGCGATCCAAGCGCAACGCGGCGAAATGATGTTCGCCGCCGATAAGGGGATGCCAACGTTCGCGACGGCTTGGAACCGCTATCGCCCGGTGCAGTTCGAGGCGGCGGCCCGGACCATCATCCGGAGCATTCCCGGGGTGCTGTCGGTCGAGTCTTTCTCGGTCGAGCGGCGGGGCGAGATCCTCGGATATACTGCCGTCATCCGGACTATCTACGGGGGGACTGTCGTCAATGGCTGACTATAAATACATTCGCCAGTCCGGAACGATTGTCCCCGATACCGCCGACCTCTTGGGCGAGGTCGAGGCCGAGTGGAAATCCGCGTTCGGGCAAGACTTGCAAGTCACGCCCGACACGCCGCAAGGCGTCATGATCGCGGCCGAAACCGCAGCGCGCGCGGAGGTGGCGAAAAACAACGCCGCCCTCGCAAATCAAATAAACCCGAACCTCGCGGGCGGCGTATTCCTCGACGCGATTTGCGCACTCCTCGGGCTCGAACGCGCAACGGCAACGCGCTCCCTCATTCGCGACGTGACGATCACGGGGCAACCCTCGACGCCGATCCCGGCGGGGATCCGCGCGCGCACCGACGGCGGCGACCTGTTCGAGTCCGTGGGCGGCGTGGTGTTGGATTCGGGCGGCGTGGCGACGGTAGATTTCCAGTCCGTCGAGTTCGGGCCGATCTCGGCCGTTGTCGGGAGCCTCGTCAACGTCGTGGATTCGGTCCTCGGTTGGGAAACCGTCAACAACACGACGGCGGCGATACCGGGCGTCCTCGAACAGTCGGACGAGTCCTTGCGCGAGTTGCGCCGTCGCACGCTCGCACGGCAAGGGATCTCGACCGTCGAGGCGCAAATTTCAGACTTGAGCGCAATCGACAACGTGCGTTCGTTGCAGTTCCGCGAAAACATCGCACCGACGACCGAGATCATCGACGGAATAACGATGGTTGCGCATTCCGTATGGGCGTGCGTCGATGGCGGTCTCGACGCGGAGATCGCAAATTCTCTCCTCCAAAACAAGACCAACGGGGCGGCGTGGAACGGGTCCGTCGTGGTGCCAGTCGTCGAGCCTTTCTCCGGACAGACGTACGACGTGCAATTCGAGCGACCCGCTTCGGTTGCGATCCTCGTACGCGTGAGCGTGCGGCAAGGATCCTCGCTCGTGGATCCGCAACTCGCGGTGCGCGATGCGGTCATGTCCTACGTTAACGGGTTGATCCCCGACGAGCGCGGGTTCGTGGTCGGCGTGGACGTGAGCCCGTTCGAGATCGCGGGCGCTATCTCGTATTTCCTGCCCGGAATGTTCGTCTCGAAAGTGGAGGTCGCGCTCGCCCCCGGCGGCGTCTATCAAACAACCGAACTCGCCGTCGCGCTCGATGAGATCGCGACGACGGAATCCTCGTCGATCACGGTCATTGAGTTGTGAGCGCAATCCAACGATTTGACTATTCGGTTAACCTCCTCCGCGCGCTGTTGTGGCAACACAACAAGGCCGAGCGGTTGGAGGCCATCATGCGCGCCAAACAAGCGTGGTACGACGAGAATCAATCCGAGTTTTGGGAGTCGTGGTTTCGCGACGTGTTCGACCTTCGCACCGCCGACGAATTCGGGTGCCAAGTATGGGCGGCAATCCTCGGCGTCAAGCTCACCATTTCCAGCGACCCGACCAACCCCGATAAACCGACATTCGGGTTCGCCCCTTTCGGGCAGAATTTCACGAACGGCAATTTCGGGCAACAGGGATCCGGAACGATTTCGCTCACTGTCGAGCAACGTCGCCTCGTCTTGCGCCTGCGGTATTTCCAACTTGTAACCCGGTGCACTACGCCGGAAATAAATCGTTTCATGGCGTCGCTTTTCGGCCCCTATGGGCCGGTGTTCGTGCAAGACCTTAACGACATGAGCGCAATCGTTTACGTGTTCGGCTTTTCGCTCGGCTCTCAACTGCGATACATTCTCCAACAATACGACGTGCTGCCGCGCCCGGCTACGGTCGGGATCTCGTACATCGTTGTCGCTCGCCCGACGTGGGGATTCGGCGAGTTCAACAAGAATTTTGAAAACGGCAATTTCCCGAGTCACACTCTCTAAGGGCATCCGACCATGCAACAGAAATTTTTTATCCAGCCGTTCGCGTTTGCCGGCGACAAGACGGCCATTCCGGATCCCGTGCAACCGTCCGGCGTGGTGAGCTTCAATCAGGGTTACGGGTTCGACTATCAACGCGAACTCGGCGTCGATCCGGACGCGAAGTCCATCGAGCGTAATCAAATGAATTGGTTGTTCGGTGCGATCACCGAACAACTCGCGCAGTACCAAAAGGAATCGGCCCCGGAATTCATCACCTCGGCCGACAACGGCGGCGCTCCCTTCCCGTACGCGCGCGGCGTCATGGTTCGATATCGGACCGGCGTCAATCCGTTTATCACCTATATTTCAAAGGTCGATGCCAACACCACGACGCCGACGGAAGGCGCGGACTCGACCGAATGGCAACGATTGGTAATCGAAAAATCGACCAACGCGCAGGCGTTAGCCGGTACGAACGACACCACGATCATGACGCCGGTTCGCGTCGCCGAGGCAATCGCGGCCGCCGCTGTCACGGTGCCGGCGGCATCCGAGACCGTGGCCGGCATCGCGGAGATCGCAACGACCGCCGAGGTCAACGCGGGCACGGATAACACGCGCATCATTACCCCGGCGAAGCTGGCCGCGTACGTGCCGGCCGCATCGACGACGGTCATCGGCAAAACGCGCCTCGCCACGAACGCCGAGGCGATTGCCGGCGCGCTATCGAACGTCGCGGTCACGCCTGCGGGTCTCTCCGCCGCGCTCGCCGGGCAAACGGTGCCGTCCGCAACCGAGACCGTGGCCGGCATCGCGGAGATCGCCACCACGGCGGAAGTTACCGCCGGCACGGACGACGCTCGCATCGTGACGCCGCTCAAGCTCGCGCAGGCGGTGCCGGCGGCATCGACGACGGTCATCGGTAAGTCACGCATGGCAACGACCGCCGAGACTTCGGCCATGTCGCTTGCGACGGTGAGCGTGACTCCCGCGAGCCTTGCGTCGATCATGGCGACGAAAGCCAACCTCGCGAGCCC